CGAATCTAAAAACACTCACATGACACACATAGAGGATTTAATCCTTGATGGAGGAGTCAAGGGGGCCCGCCAAGCTATCCTAGCGCTTAGATCTTTGAGGGATATGTTATCTGGTAGTGCAAAAGCACCTGTGGACATTACCGTTAAATGGGACGGGGCCCCCGCTGTATTCGCAGGATTAGATCCTACGGATGGAAAATTCTTTGTTGCTAAAAAGGGAATATTTGCAAAAAATCCTAAAGTGTATAAAAATTATGAAGATATTGATGCAGATACCTCTGGAGATCTTAACAGAAAATTAAAACTAGCTTTCGATAATTTAAAAGATTTAGGCATTACAGATGTTATACAAGGTGATTTTATGTTTGAACAATCAGATTTAAAAACACAAAAAATTAATGGAATTAATCATTTAACCTTCCATCCAAATACAATCGTATATGCTATACCATCAGATAACGCTTTAGCTAAAGAAATAGCACAAGCTAAAATAGGTATTGTTTGGCATACTGCATATTCTGGCGGATCATTTGAAACAATGACAGCAGAGTTTGGTAAAGAAATAGTACCAAAACTAAGAAAAACAAAGGATGTATGGATGGTTGATGCTACATTGCCAGACTTATCAGGAACGGCTACGCTTACCGCTAAAGAAACTTTACTATTATCACAAAAGTTATCATCAGCTGGTAAAATATTTAGAACTATACAAACTAGTACATTAAAAGAGCTAGAGTCTAATAAAGAATTAAACCTTATTGTTAACATTTACAATAATAGAATGGTAAGGCAAGGACAAAGAATTAAAAATACCAAAAAACATGCTACTGGATTAATCATGTTTGTTAATGACAGATATGCTAAAGAAATAGATAAAAGATCATCACAAGCTGGTAAAGATGTACAAATAACAAAAAGAGATGAACTATTAAAATTTTTCAGTAAAAGCAATTTAAAAAATCTACAAATGATATTTGATTTACAAAATTTAGTGATTGATAGTAAATTAATTCTTATAAATAAACTAAACAAACTATCAAAGATTGGGACGTTTGTAAAAACAACATCCGGATTTAGAGTAACCAACCCTGAAGGTTTTGTTGCTATAGATCGTATGGAAGGTGGAGCTGTTAAGTTAGTAGACCGATTAGAATTTTCTACTAATAATTTCAGCAAAGATATTATAAAAGGTTGGGATAATCCTAACTAATGGGAACCGAGGATAATGGAAATTAAAAGCTTTTCCGACTATTTAGTCGAGGAAACCAAAGAAATAACATTTGTTTTTGGCAGGTTTAATCCTCCAACAACAGGCCATGAAAAGTTATTTACTACTCTTAAGAAAATAGCTCGTGGCGGTGCGTATAGAATTTATGCATCTAAATCACAAGATGCTAAAAAGAATCCATTACAATTTAAAGATAAAATAAAATTCCTACGTAAAATATTCCCAAAACACGCAAGAAACATAATGGCTGACAGCGATGTTCGTCATGTTATGGATATTGGTACTAAATTATACGACCAAGGATTCACAAAAGTAACAATGGTTGCAGGATCTGATAGGATCAAAGAATTTGATATACTATTAAATAAGTATAATGGAGTAGAAGCAAAACATGGCTTTTATCAATTTGAAGGTGCAATAAAAGTTGTTTCAGCTGGCGAAAGAGATCCAGATGCTGAAGGAATATCAGGAATGTCTGCATCTAAAATGAGAGCAGCTGCCGCGGCCGGAGACTTAAGAGGATTCTCATCTGGCGTTCCAGGGGATGGAACTGAATTATATTATGCTGTTCGTAAAGGAATGGGTTTAAAGAAAGAATCAGTAAGACCACATGTCGAATTACCAAAGCTTTCAGAAACAAGAGAAGAATATATTGAAGGAAATCTATTTAACGAAGGCGAAGAAGTCAGATTAAAAGAAAGCGGAAATGTTGGAACTATACAACATAGAGGTAGTAACTATCTATTAGTTAATTTTGGCGATTTTAGAAAAAGAGTTTGGTTGGAATCTGTAGAATCAATGGCAGGTTGTGATGGAACTGATGAATTAACTAAAAAATATAAAAAAGATACACCAGGCCAAAACGAAGAGAAAAAGAAGAGACCTAAAAAATATCATAAAGGTTTAGGTAAATCAACGCAAGATAAAAGAGCAGCACAATTTAAGAAACAATCAAAGATGGATGACGATAACCCAGCAGCTTACAAACCAGCTCCTGGTGATGCAACAGCAAAAACTAAAACATCTAAGCATACTAAAAAGTATAAGCAAATGTACGGTGAAAGCTTTACATTTGAAGATTATATAGTAGAAGATAAAGGCGGAGCTAAAAAAGCTATTCAAAAGAAAGCTGATAAAAGTGGAATGCCTTATGGTATATTAAAGAAAGTTTTTGATAGAGGAGTAGCTGCATGGAGAACTGGACACAGACCAGGCACTACACCAATTCAATGGGGATTAGCAAGAGTTAATTCATTTGTTACTAAGTCAAGCGGAACATGGGGTAAAGCTGACAAAGATTTAGCCGCTAAGGTAAAAGGATAAAAAAAATGAAAAGTTTTAAAGAATTAAGAGAAAGCCAAATGATTTCTGAAAGAAATTATAAAGCTACATTAGACTTCGATATGGGCGATCCAAGAGAATACGCTGATGAATGGGAAGATGATGGAGTGTATATCGATACTTGGGACAAGAGAGAAAACGAACTTGTTGTTATGAGTAAAGATAAACGAGGTTTAGAAAAATGGTTAGTAGATGTATATGGTCTATCTAAGAAAGAAGTAAAAGGAATGGTAAAATGAAACAATTTAAAGCAATTCGCGAAAACTACGCACAGGATTTAGATCTTGCTCAGAAAAATGTGGCTAGGCTTTCTAAGAAAGAAACAGGTCAAGACCAAAAAGATTATCAAGCAGTAGCTCGAGCTCTTAATCAAGGAAACCTTGGTGCAGTTAAAAGGGTAATCAAAAGTATTTCAACAAAAGAAATTCAAGCAGACATATTAAATATCCTTGTAGGTTATAACGATTTAATTGCTCAAATGTACCCTAAAGCAGTAGACAGTAAAGGTAATCTTAAAAGTGGTCTAAGTGTAGATAAGATGATTAAAGAAGAAACTGTATCAGAAGGTAAGAAGATTCAAGATATAGTTCTTAAACACAAAAGAGAACTTCAGAAAGTACAAAAAAGTGGTAACCTAGAACTATCTAAGAAAGCAGAAGATGAACTTAGTAATTGGGCAAGTTCCAATGGTGAGATTCGTGGAGACGATGAAGACGAATTCATTGAATGGTTAGATAACAACCTTGATGATTTAATTAAAGGTAAAATCAAAGAAGATGTTAATGAAGCTAAGCCACCAAAAATTAAAGGTTTATCGATATACGGTTCTGAAATCTCTGGATTGAAACAGGGAATGAAAACCTTCAGCGCTAAACCAGTAGTTAATAAAGGAAAGTTAGGTTATAGAGTAGTAGATGAATTTGGTGGATTTGAAACTCTTGACCTTAAAACATTCGCAAAAAGATTCGGATAATGCATAAATTTTTAGAGCACATCGAAGAAAGATTTGGACTATATGAAGGTAGGAATGTTCCACTAGAACAACCTATGATTGAAGCTCCTGAACCAGCGCTTAATAAGCCAAGCAGAAGCTCAGGTCCAAAGAAATATGTTGTGTACGTTAAGAATCCAAAAACTGGTAATGTAAAGAAAATTAATTTTGGTGACGAAAAGGGAGGTTTATCTTCTAAAATAAACGATAGAGATGCAGCAAGAAACTTTGCATCTCGTCATAACTGCGATACTAAAACGGATAAACTATCACCAGGATACTGGTCATGTAGATTACCGAAGTATGCAAAAGACTTAGGACTTAAAGGTGGCGGAGACTATTTTTGGTAACCCATATATCGATAGTGTATTAAATAGCACTACTATCGAAAGGTCATTCTTCTTGGATAGAGAAGATGCAGAATATGTTTGGCACTCGGACAAAGAATTAAGAGAAGTAGAAATATTAAATGGCGAAGGATGGCAATTCCAATACGAAAATTGCTTACCATGGTTAATAGAAAAGGGAATGGTATTTTATATACCATTAGGAGAAAGACACAGACTAATAAAAGGTAAAACTACCTTACATTGTAGGATTATAAAACATGCCAAATAGCAATACCGCATCTCAACAAAGAGCTGAAGCTGCTTTAAGACTTGACAGAATAGAAGAAAAAATCGATAGAATGTCTGAAGCAATTATAGCACTTGCTCGAGCTGAAGAAAAAATTCAAACTCTTACATCTTTTTCTAAACAACAATCAGAGCAGATTGTTTTACTTATAAATAGAATAGACAAAGTGGAAAACATTGTAATAAACAATGCAAATACAATTAATATAATTAATAAAATATTTTGGATAGTAATGGCTGCAGCTGCAACCACTATTACTGGAATGTTAATAGTGCAATAAAATAGGAGAAAATATGAAATTGCAAGATAAAGAAACTCTAAACGTTGCAGCAGCAGTTCAGAACGTATTAGAAGGTAAAAAGCCTGCAGTTAAGGAAGAACCAAAATATCCACACGCGATGTATCATCCTGAAACTGGCAAAGAAGAAACTGCAAACAACGAAGAAGAGCATAAAGCTTTATCTGCTAAAGGTTATACACATGAGAGAAAAGAATCTCCTGAAGAACCTAGAGCAAAAGGCGAAAAGGATTTTAAAGCTAAGCATGTAGTTAAGAAATCTGGTGCAAAATCTGATGGTTCAGTAGTAAAAGAAGATATTGATACACTTCATGAAGAAGCTATTGAAATGGATAAAGAACTTTCTGAAGGTTACTCTCCAGCTCAGGTTAAAGCTGCTATCAAAATTGCTACTAAAATGGGTGGTAATATGACAGGTGCTGTTAAAAAAATCGAAGCCATGAAAAAAGGTTTATCTGATGAAAAAGCAGTAAATGACGCTTTACGTGCAGCTAACGAAGATACAATGTCAGAAGAAGAAAAATCTGCAAAGCAAAAGAAGTACCAAGCTTTCTTTAATAAAGCACTTAAAAAGTATGGCGTTAAATCACCTGCTGAACTCGACGGCGATAAGAAAAAAGAATTCTTTGATTATATCGATAAGAATTATGAAGCTGACGATGAAGAAGATGAAATCGTATCAGAAGGTAAGGTTACAGTTGATGTTGACTGGATTGGCGATAGCAAAGTAACTAAAGATGCTGAAAAGAAATTTAAAGTAAAAATTAAAGTAGATACTAGAAAAGGTACTGCTGATGTAACTGGTGATCATAAGCAAGTTGTTAAAATGTTAATGGATCCAGACGTATACGGATTAGATAAAGGTGACATTGACGACATGTTCCCAGGCCTTATGAAAGGTAAATTAGAATCTGTTCAAGAAGATGTTAGAGATATGAAAAACTATAAAGATAGAGACCGTAAAGGACATGAAGCTAGAGTATCTATTGAAGTTGTAAAAGGCAATAGTTCTAACAAATTTAATGATGATTTTGGGTTTACTAAAGCCGAAATGACAATTATGGATAAACTAATTAGTAAAATCAAAAAAATGCATGTAACTAGTTTTGATGGTGGTTCTTCTGCTCCAGCTTCTTTAGAATTTTATGGCGATGAAGCTTCCTTAAAGAAATTTATGGCTGATAGAAACGTTCAAAAGATTGTTAAAAAGTATAAAGGTAAAGTTAACGGTCCTAGTTTAAATAAATAATTACTGACCTTTTGGTCGTATAAATAATTATATGATGAAATTATTTGATAAACTAACTAGTAGGAATTTTAAGCTATTTGCTGCTAACCATTATAATAACCCTGAATGTATTTCAGTGGAAGAATTTATAGAGGATGTAAGTAGATTTAAATACCTGAAGCGATTATTGAAAAGGTATGAGCAATCAGGTGATTTACAGGAAAGATTAATCCTAAATCACCTGATTGTAATATACAATGTGTTTGGAATTGAAGCTGCTGATAGAATGGTTTGGTTTAAAGTGAACGAAGCACATTATCCAGCGTTAAAAACCTTTTTAGTATTTTTACATTTTATAAAAGAAAACGATAAGGTAGAAATACCTATGGACACTAACATAGTGGAAAGGTTAAGAAATATATGAGAACTGTATTAAACAAACGAAACGAAATAAACGAAGGTTTATTGTCTCGTGGTGCAGATATGGTTTATGCTATTAGATTTCTTAAACTTTTAGTAACGCCATTTAAAAAGACAGAAGCTTTTAAACAAGGGCTTGTTGATGAAAATGGATATAGAACAGAAATACCAATTGAAACTAATGACCAAAGATCGGCGTTTACAATATTTCATAGATTAGTATTTAATGTTAAAAAATTAATGGCTAAGGTTCCATTTGGTAAAACCAGATTAGCATCTTATGCCGCAGCTTTATTCCTTGTTAAAGAACATACTGGAATATCAAGTGAAAGATTAAAAAGTATATTAATAGAATCTGGAGAAACTGATTTAGATACTATTAACGAAAGTGCTTGGTTTGAGAACAATAACAAACTAAATAAAGGTACTTATACACTAGTTAACGATATTGCTTCACCAGAAACTGCTGAATTTATCGCTAGAAAAAACACAAAGGTAATAGTAACAGAGGCTACAAAACCAGCTGATACACTATTTGATATAAATATATACAAGGTTAAACACTTAAATACCAAACAGTTTGTATATATAACAAATATGGATATAAAAAGATGAAATATAAAAGTTTTAAACAATGGGAAGATGCAGCTGCTAATTCCGTAGCAAGTGGTGGAGTCGATATGGCTCCAAACGCTATGGGTAAAAAAGCACTTCTTAAAAGAAAGAAAAAATCTGAAGGTAAATACGACGGCCGTACCAAAGAAGGTAGAAAATTCGTAGAAAGAATGTTAGCAAAGAGGCAGGCTAGAGAAGCTAAAAAAATAGAGAAATAATATTATGTCGAAAATTTTGATGGGAATTATAGGAGCGATGGGACTCGCAGGGTTCATGTATTATAATTTATCTGTAGTACCTATGAAGAATAAATTGGAAGAACAATCCAAAGTAATTATAGCACAAGACCTAAGAGATCAAGAACAGAAGGCCACAATCGAGGCCATTCAAAATAATCTTGCAAAAACTTCACAAGAGTTAACAGGATTACAAGTCAGAAATCAAGCATACGAATCCGAAATGGCCGAATATATGGATATATTCAGACGCCATAATCTATCTAAATTAGCTAGTGCTAAACCTGGTATGATTGAGAAAAGAGCAAACATTAGAACAAAGGAGGCATTCGATGCAATTGAAGCAGATAGCAAGCGTATTAGCACTCTTAACGATTAGTGGTTGTTCATTACTTCAACAGGCTCCAAGAGAAGTTGAAATAATAACAAAACCAGTTCAGATAGATATTGTTCAGCCAGTAATGCCTAGAGCAATAGACTTAAAAGAACCTAAATGGTATGTGGTTTCAGATACCAAGATAATTGAAAATTGTCTGAAAGATCCTGAAACTAAAAAATCAAACTGTAAATTAGGCAGAGAGGATTTATATCCAGAAGGGTATACCTACCTTGATAAATTTATAGATGATATAAAGAAAAACCATGGCGGAGATATTGTATTTGTTGCTATGACTGTTGATGATTATGAGTTAATGTCTTATAATACTCAAGAAATTAAAAGATATATTAATCAGCTCGGCGAGGTGATAGTTTACTATAGGAATGTGACGATAAATGATGAACAAGCTGAAGCAGTTGAAATTAAATTGGAGAAAAAAGATGGCGACAACTAGAATGAAAGAACAATTAACCGTATGGGAAAGAGCAGAGATAGCAGCCAAGCTATCAGCAATTGCTTATATGAATCCTAAACCAGCAGAAACGGCATGTAAAAAGCTAGGGTTTTCATCAGGTAAATTAATCAGTAATGGCGGTGCAGAAGTACTTATTGCAAAAGATAGAAACGATATGTGGTTTGCTTTTAGAGGAACAGAACCTTCTAAGCTAAATGATGTTATGGCAGATTTAAAAATAATTAAAAATACTGCTAAGGCTGGAGGTAAAGTACATGGTGGTTTCCAACAAGAAGTAGATGATGTATGGATGGAACTTGTAAAAGAATTAGAACACAACGATCAGCTAAAAGTAAGAAAAGATGTATATATTACAGGACACAGCTTAGGTGCTGCTATGGCTACAATCAGTGCTACTCGTTATCAGCCTGAAGAACTCTTTACTTTCGGATCACCAAGAGTAGGTGGTAAACACTTTATTAAAAATATTAAATGCCCACACTATAGATTTATGAATAATAACGATATCGTATGTAGAATTCCACCAGCATGGTTAGGATTCAGACATCATGGCGAGATGATTTACTTTAATAGATTTGGCGATAAAGCACTTAAGCCAACATGGACAGATTTCTTTTATGGAATCGGACAGTCATGGAAAAGATTTAAATTCTTTGATGGCGTAGTAGACCATGGAATGCCAAACTATGTTAAAGCGATTAAAAAGCTTACTAAGGAAAAGTAATGTACTTTCTACTAATACTATCACTAAAATCTATTTTAAGTTCTATCATAGGTTCTTCATTTTACAACTGGTTCCAAGGTACTAAAGGTGGTATATGGTTCCAAAGGCAAGTCGACAGATTTATGGAACACTTTGCTGAAAAGTATGATTTAGAACTAGCAAAAAAGGATGCAAAATTCGCAAAACAATATCCAAATATGCATGCCCGCATAATTGAAATTGAAAGAAGACTCAAAATAAAATAACACAAACCAGTGTACATTTGTTGAGTTTTATGGTATAATAGATATATTAAATGAAACACAAATATGAACGGGATAAACATTATGGATATAAATGTCACTAAGAGGGATGGCTCTCTTCAAAGCTTCGATTTAGAAAAAGTACATAAAGTACTAGAATGGGCTGTGAAAGATATTTCAGGAGTATCACAATCTGAAATAGAATTAAAATCTAATATTCAATTGTATGATAAGATACCTGCATACGATATACACGAACTACTTATTAAAAGTGCATCTGAATTAATCTCTGAGCATACTCCAAATTATCAATTTGTAGCAGCTCGATTAATCAATTATAAATTACGAAAAGAAGTTTATGGCGAATATAAACCATGGCCTCTTGCTCATCTTATTATTGAAAATATTTCACGTGGTGTATACGATGGCGGTATTATGAAAAGCTATACTCGCGATGAGATTGATCAATTAGATACATACATAAAGCACGATAGAGATGATCTGTTTACATATGCTGGAATGGAACAGTTCCGTGGTAAATACCTAGTACAAGATAGAAAAGAAAAAATCTATTACGAAACACCACAGATGCTGTACATGATGGTTGCAGCAACTCTATTTTCAAATTACTCAAAAGAAACTCGAATTAAATTCGTAAAGGATTATTATGATGCAATTTCTCAATTTTATATATCACTCCCTACTCCGATTATGGCAGGAGTACGTACTCCAACCCGTCAGTTTTCAAGCTGTGTGCTTATCGAATCTGGCGATTCTCTTGACAGCATTAACGCTACTGCCACCTCTATTGTAAAATACATTAGTAAGAAAGCAGGTATTGGTATTGGTGCTGGTTCTATTAGAGCCAATGGTGCTAAAGTTGGTGATGGTTCAGTTGTTCATACTGGGCTTATTCCATTTTTAAAATACTTTCAATCAGCAGTAAAATCATGCTCTCAAGGCGGTGTTCGCGGTGGTGCAGCAACAGTATATCTACCAATATGGCACTATGAATTTGAAGACTTAGTAGTACTTAAAAACAATAAAGGAACTGAAGAAGGCCGTGTAAGACACATGGATTATGCGTTCCAATTAAATAAGTTAATGTACGAAAGATTGATTGAAGGTGGTAATATAACATTTTTTGATCCTAACGATGTACCAGGATTATACGAATCGTTCTTTGATGACCAAGAAAAATTTAAAGAATTATACGAAAAATACGAAAGAGCCTATTCTGTGCGTAAAAAATCTTTACCAGCACTTGAAGTATTTCAACAGTTATTAACTGAAAGAAAAGATACTGGTAGAATTTATGTAATGAATGTTGACCATGCAAATGAACATGGAGCATTTAAACCAGATAGAGCACCAATTAGAATGAGTAATCTATGCTGTGAAATTGATTTACCTACAAAGCCATTAGAATCATATGATGACGATGAAGGAGAAATTTCGTTATGTACATTATCTGCAATTAATTGGGGTTTAATTAATCATCCTGGCGAATTTAAAAAGTACTGTGAATTAGCAGTAAGAGGTTTAGATGAATTATTGGATTATCAAGCATATCCAATCCCAGCTGCAGAAAAATCTACAATGGCTCGAAGACCATTGGGTATAGGTATTATAAACCTAGCTTATTTCTTAGCAAAAAGAGGATTAAAATACGATGAGTCAGCATTTAAAATTGTAGATGAATACGCAGAATCTTGGTCATATTATCTTATTAGGGCTTCATCAAAACTAGCTAGAGAAAAAGGTAAAATATCTGCAATTGATGACACAAAATACGGCTCTGGAGTACTTCCAATTGATACATATAAAGGTGCAGTAGATAATTTAATAGAGCACAAAGAACGTGTCCCTTGGAAGCAATTAAGAATTCACTTAAAAGAACACGGTATTAGAAACAGTACTCTAATGGCATTAATGCCAGCCGAAACATCTGCACAAATTAGTAATAGCACTAATGGTATTGAACCACCTAGAGCACTCGTATCTTATAAACAATCTAAGGACGGTGTATTAGCTCAGGTTGTTCCAGGATACCACCACTTAAAAAATAAATACGATTTATTGTGGGATCAAGAAGGAACCGATGGATATCTCAAGATATGTGCAATCCTTCAAAAATATATTGATCAAGGTATTAGTGTTAATACTTCTTACAATCCAGAAAAGTTTGAAGACAATAAGATACCTATGTCTGTAATGATACAGGACCTTGTTAATGCATATAAATTTGGATTAAAACAACTCTACTATTTTAACACTCATGATGGTGCAGGAGAAATGAAAGACGATGACCATCACACATACGATAGTGGAACAACTGAAACCCAGTCAGTAATTATTGACGATGACGATTGCGAAAGCTGTAAAATATAAAGGATATATAAATGGCAATACTGAAAAAAAATAAAAAATCTCATCTAACAAAGAATATGTTTTTAGATGAAGCAGTAGATATACAAAGGTTTGATGTTTTAAAATACCCACAAATAGATAAAATCACAGAAAAGCAACTTGGATTCTTTTGGAGGCCCGAAGAGGTAGACATTTCAAAAGATAAAAAAGATTTTGAAGGATTAACTGAACACGAAAAACACATTTTTACAAGTAATCTTAAAAGACAAATTCTTTTAGATTCTGTACAAGGTAGAGCACCAAACTTAGCATTTTTACCAATCGCAAGTTTACCAGAAATTGAAAACTGGATTGAAACTTGGAGCTTCTTTGAAACAATCCATAGTAGATCATATACACATATTATTAGAAATGTTTATGCGGATCCTTCATTGGTTTTTGATGGCATGCTTAATGTTAAAGAAATATTAGATTGCGGTAACGATATTGCAAAATATTATGACGATTTAATCGATTGTAATGCAGGTCCAACAAATAAACTTGACCATAAAAGAGCATTATATATGTGTTTAATGTCAGCTAATGCTTTAGAAGGCATTAGGTTTTATGTGTCATTTGCATGTTCTTGGGCGTTTGCTGAACTTAAAAAAATGGAAGGTAATGCAAAAATTATTAAGTTTATCGCTAGAGATGAAAATACACATTTGGCAGGTACAACAGTTTTAATTAAAAATCTATTAAAAGAAGATAAAGATTATATTAAAATTGCAAAGGAAATGGAAGATGAAGTAGTTGCATTATTTACTAAAGTTATAGAACAAGAAAAGGAATGGGCACAGTATCTATTTAAAGATGGCTCTATGATTGGACTTAACGAAAATATATTAGGTAACTATATTGAATGGATTGGTTGTAAGAGAATGAGAGCTCTAGGTTTAACATGCCCTTACACTGTTCCTAAAATAAACCCATTACCATGGACTGAGAAATGGATTGGTGGTGGAAACGTACAAGTAGCTCCACAGGAAACTGAAATTAGTTCATATGTAACAGGTGGGGTTAAACAAGATGTTGATCAAAAGTCATTATCAGGATTGAGCTTATGATGCATGTACCATGGTTCACTAAACCTGAGAAAGTTTTACAAGTAGTAAACCTAGCACCAAGTGAATCTTGGATAGAAAAATTAACAGAAATACATCCTATGAAACAAATATTCTGGGCTGCAATAATACAAGTTGCGGTGTTTGGTTTTATGTTGTTATCATTTTGGGTAATTAACGGAGTAGTAAATTGAATATAGAAATTTATAGTAAAGATCATTGTCCTTTTTGCGACATGGCAGTTCATAAGGCTCAAGCAATGATGCAAGAAAGTTCTGATATTAAGACAGCAGTATATAAACTAGGGTTGGATTTTGATAGAGATGAAATGATGGCAAAATTTCCAACTGCAAGAACTTTTCCACAAATAAAGATTGATGGAAAATCAATCGGAGGATGGGACCAATTTAAGGATATAGTCTAATGTCAACTACAATAATAGAATGCAGTGTATGTTTTCATGCTTCTGAAATTTATTACGAAATAGACGAAGACGATAATCCAGACTTACTTCCAAAACATTGTCCATTTTGTGGTTATAAAGAACCGGAAGAAGATTTTGATGAAGATTGGGACGATATAGACGATACATAAATATAATTATGGAATGGTTATATCAAGGTAGGGTATTTGTCCCACCAGAAAATTTTAGTAGTGATGATTACTATGGCTTTGTTTACGAAATAACAAATCGTTGCAACGGTAAAAAGTATATAGGAAAGAAATTTTTCTGGAGTCAGAAAACATTACCTAAAACAAAAACTAGAAAGCGAAGAAAAAAAACATTAGTAGAATCAGATTGGAGGAAGTATTTTGGATCGAATAAAATTTTATCTGAAGAAGTTAGAACTCAAGGCGAGGATATTTTCCATAGAAATATTTTGCATTTATGTAGCACTAAAGGTGAATGTGCGTACCTGGAGGCTAAAGAACAATTCGATAAAGAAGTATTAATGTCAGATAAATATTATAACGGTATTATCAATGTTAGACTTGGTGGAAATGCAGTAAAAGGGCTAAAATAACACTGTACAATTAATGGAATATATGGTATAATAACACTATGAAAGCAGAAAAAAGTAATGTAATTCAGTTTCCTACAGAACGTAGATTGGCTGAAGTAGAAGAAGAAAGAATGGATATCATGCTTCAAAACGAAGATGATGCTATTAACGTTGCTCATTACATTATGGATTTGATACAATCAGCACTAGATGAATTATCAGTAGAATATCCAGATCTTAATATTGACCTATCAGATACTGAAGACGTCAACTATAAAGATTTTATGGTTATTCTTAATATGCTTGTCAGCTTATTCTTTAGAAGAGCTGGAATGGATCATATCCTACACGAAGATTTAGAAAATTCATATGAAAAATTAGCTGCTTTAGTTGCTTTCAGACTAGAAGATTACCAATTAACAGTAGAGGACGTTGACGACGAAGATGATATTACTTGATTATAGCCAAATCGCACTATCAAATATTATAGTGCAAAAACTAAATGATGAAAAAATGATTAGACATATGATACTAAACAGTATTAGAATGTATAATAAAAAATACCGAAATGAGTATGGCCAAATGGTTATATGTGCTGATGGTATGAATACCTGGAGAAAAGGCTTTTTTCCAGAATACAAAGCTCATAGAAAAAAGAAGAGAGCAGAAACTGATTCAACTATGGATTGGAATGAAGTATTCAGAATTCTAAATTTAGTTAGAGAAGAACTTAAAGATAATTTTCCATATAAAGTAGTACATATGGAAGGTGCAGAAGCCGATGATATTATTGGTGCTCTAGTACAAAATACTCAAGAGTTTGGCAATCATGAACCAGTAATGATTATATCTTCTGATAAAGATTTTATACAATTACACAAATATTCAAATGTGAAACAGTTTTCACCAATTCAAAAGAAAGCTGTTTCAGATAAAAATCCTAGGACATATTGTTTTGAACATATATGTCGTGGCGACAAAGGCGATGGTATACCAAATATACTATCACCTGATAACTCTTTTGTTGATGAAATTAGGCAATCGCCAATGACACAAAAGAAAATAGCTTATTGGTTAGAAAACTCCGATAAGTTACAAGAAGTGATGACAACTGAGGAATTCAGAAATTACCAAAGAAATAAAAAACTTATTGATTTGGAAGAAATCCCGGTTGATCTATCTCAAACTATTATAAATAATTTTGTAGAGCAAAAGCCAGCTATGCGAATGAAAGTTTTAAACTATCTAATTAAAAAC